GGGGGCGAAGGGGGAATGGCGCGGTGTGGCGATAGCGGCGGTTTGGGTCCGATGCGAACTTGCCGCCTTCGATGCGGATCACCTGGTACTCGGGGAACGCCTCATCCGGCAGCGCATCGCGTGCCTCTTCCATCAGCGCGACAAAGCGCGCCTGCCATTCGACCGGCATCGACTGCAGGGTGCGTCGCGGCACCACGTGGTAGGCGGCGCGGCTGACGCCGAATGCATGCCATGCCGGGCCGTCGGAGTAGGTACTGCCGGGCCTGCCGGGTTCAGTGACGGTCGCTGCGTGCGAATCGCTGCGCATGTGTGCCTCAGTCGATGTCAAGGGCGGCCATGCGCTCCGCATAGCTGCCGTGGTTGGCGGAGTGACGGCTCATCAGCGGGCGAAGTGGGGTGTGCCCCAGCACCTCGATCTGCCCGCCCGCTGCGAGGAAAGCGTCCAGGTCGTCGGCCAGCTGCTGCCGGTCGAGTTCCCGGTGTCGGATCGTGGTCGCCGCGTCACTGATGCCTGTAAGCGGACCTGTCGTGCAGGTCGGCTGCACCCGGGCAGGTGCCGCACGCAGCGGGGCGATCGCATGTTGCGTGAGGCTGGAGAGGCGCCAGATACCACGCACGCCGGAGCGGTGGCAGATGGCCTGGCCGCTGCGCGCCAGCCCCTTCAGCGTGTAGCCGATGGCCTGGTGGGTGCTGTTGATGCGGCCAGCGGTCTTAATCTGCTCGACCGTGGCGCCTTGCGGGAACATGGACAGGACCCTGCGCACTTCGGCAGCTCGGCCGGTCTGCTGTGGACGGGCGCTCATGCGTGGTCCTCCGCAAGCAGTTCGCGCATCGCCCAACCGAGATGCATTACCTTGGACGAGCTGTCGGCGACAGCGTCGGGGTTCTCGGTCAGGACCAGCGTGTTATCCAACGGGTAGCTGCTGTGCCCATCCCAGTCTTCAATCACGGCCTGCAGGCCGAAGTGCTCGCGCAGTTCCTCCGCGTTGGCGTTTTTGCGGCACAGGTGCGGTCCATAAATCACAACAGAACGGCTCATGCCGGGATTCCTCGCGTGCGGCGCGTAGCGCGGTTGGTGGGGGAGAACGACCGAACCCGCACGCCCTGGCGGTCGAGCCAGCGGTGTGCGGCCTGTGCGGCCAGTCGGTTGAGGGAAAACGTGACGCCGCCGAGGGTGAGCGAGTGGTGCGATACCCCCACGCTCCGGCTGGCGCTGGCGGCGACCTTCAGGAGCGACTCGCGGGGCGCGGCGGTGTAAAGGCCGGCCCATAGCCATCCTTGGCACACCAGCAGGACGAGCGACTCGCCCTGATGGCCGGTGGCGAATTGCTGCTCTACTGGCAGGATGGGCTGCACGCTCATGCCGTCAGCGCCAGGTCGCGTGCCTTGGCGATCTCTGCCTCGGCGGCGGCGATGCCAGTGGCGGTCAAGGTCGCCTTGCGCGGCAGCTGCGGGTCGTCGTACCTGATCAGCACGCGCTCATCCAGCCAGTTCATGACGCGGCGTGTGAAAAGCTTCTCGGGGCGGTTGCGGGGTGCAAAGCCGTTGGCGGTGCGGTGGAGGGTGAGGTCGGAAGCGCCATGCGCTGCGAGCAACGCGGCTTTTTCCTTCGGCTTCAGTGGAGCGGCCATGGGCAGTTCTCCTGGTCAGGCGGCGATGGGCGTGGAAGGGGACGCGGCAGCGATCTCGGCCAGGACCTCGCCCCGATGGCGGGCAAGCAGGGAGATCGGGATGCGCAGGTGGGCAAGGCTCGGATCGGTCCAGCGCAGCTCGGCTAGCGCGGCCTTTTCCATCGGTACCGGACGCGTGGCGAGGCCACACCGATGGCATTCGATGTGTAGCAGCGGCGGGCAGGGGGCGCCCAGACGATGGCCGGTCGGGGCGCCTTCAGTCACCACGACGTGAGGCCGATGGCCGGGGCCACACAGCGGCACGGAGTCGGGGAGCGGGCGAGAGGTCTGGCGCATGGTCAGCCCCTCACCGAGGTGCTGAGCGCCCAGCGCGCCTTGGCCGCATCGCGGTCGCTGTGCGCCTGGTGGATCTCTGCGATGCGCAGTGGCACGACAACTGCGGCCACCAGTGCGACGGCGGCCCAAGCGAGGCGGAGACGCCGGCTCATGCGGCACCGCCTTTGGCGCGGGCGAGGGCAGCGGCGAATGCCAGCATCGAAGCTTCGCATTCGCGGTGCGCGTTGATCTGAGCCTGCATGCCATTGGATTGACCAAGCGCGCGGAACGCCGCAGTCAGGCGATCGCCATGGTTGACCAGCTCAGAGAGCGCGGTGTGGGCAGCGCTCAGATCGACGGATTGCTTCTTCAGCATCGATTCGCCCACTCGAATCATGAAGTCAGGCGTAGCTGCGGCAACGGCGCCGAACTCGCCGTTTGTGGCTGCAATGCGTTGGAGGGTCGCCAGGGGGGATTCCACGGTGCTCATGCGCGCACCTCGGCAGACAGGTCCCGTGAGCAGGCTTCCAGGCGGAGGCTGGCGACGCCCATGCGCCGGGAGCGGCGCAGCTGGTTGCGGCTGTGTTCGCCCTTGCTACGAACCCACAGGGTCCGGGCGGTGCTGTGATCGCGTGCTGCCACTGCCCGCAGCGCCTTCACGGCCAACAGCGGCAGCAGGCAGGGGCTTGGATCGGCGTAGCGATGAGACATGGCGCGCTCCTGTTCGAAGGAGGGCGCCGGCGGGTCAGTGGCCGAGGGGGCGGCTACTGCCGGTCAGGGGAGTGGCCGGCAAGGTGGCGACCCGCCGGTCGCCCGCCGGTCGTTGGCCGGCGAGGCAATTTATCCCACAGCTAAATTGTCATTGCAATAGCTGTGAGCTAAATTTTCGTCAGGGGCTGAAAAAGGGAAGGGCACGCCTGATAATTCCCAGGCATACAGGTGCCAGGGAGGCTGCGATGTTTAACAGGTTGGTGATGCTGGGGGTTGCGCTTGCAGTTTCGCCTTGGGCTTCGGCAGAGGTGTTCAAGTGCAAGGGGGCAGCCGGGGAGACGGTCTACTCGCAAGCCCCGTGTTCCGCAGGCGCAGCGCCGATGAAGCTGCGCTCCAATCGAGCTTCTACAGAGAGTGCGGGCGAGGCTGCCAATCGTGCGGCGGTGTATCAGACGACAGAGCTCGCAGATGCTGGCATCTCCGAACGGAACTGCTTGTCCTCGGAGCAAAGTCGGATTTACGGCCCGGTCAACGCCCGGGGGCAGGATGTGTCACGTCAGATCGCTGCGCTAAATCGTGAACTGGCTACTGCAAGGAATAACCTTGCCGGCGCCACCTATGCGTCTGGGATAAGGTCTCAGATTGCTAGCCTGCAGCAGGCCCAGACAGCCGACAGGATCTCTGCAGATAGCCAGATGGCCGAGGCTAGGAAGCGATGCGGCGACGCCCGTGCTGAGCGAGAACGAGTCACGCGGGAAAAATACTCAGGTGCCGGCACACCATAGATGTGGGCGCGTTGCGCGCCCACTTGCTTTGCTTCAGGGTCACGCGTCCTGGATGGAAACATCTCGGATGAAGCCAGCTTCATCCAAAGGAACTCCGTCCATGCAGCATTCTCTGGCGGCTTCCATTTCTCGATGCAGACGCACCAGCGCGTCGTTCTCAAGGCAATCGATGCCTGGCGTGTTGAATGTTGCTTGGTCGATCAAGCAGCCCAAGTTGTAGTGATCGCGGAGCCAGCGGATACGCCGGAGAATGCTGTCTCGCGTTACGTTATCGATGGTTGATGGCCTAGGTGCTTCGACTAAGCGGAGCTTGGGCTTTTGCCCGTCACGCCTTGCGACGCGTTGTGCGATCACCTGAGCCAATGCTTCGAGCGTCCCGGCGGCCGGGGGTTCCTTCTTCTGCTTCTCCATCCTTCTCCCTGAGCCTTTGTGCAAGCGCCTTGCTGAAGTCGATCAGGTTGTCGGGAGTTACCGTTGCCTCACCCCGCTGGTATAGGTACTCGTAGGCATAAGCCAGTGGCGTACCGTCTTCTTCATTGCTGAAGTCATCAATCCCGAGGTTGGCGAACGTTAGCCTCACGAGCCTGATCGCGGAGGCGATGATCTCAGGGTCGATTCGCAGATCCTGAGAACCAGCAGGGGCCCCAGCACCAGCATCGTCGTCGGACCTCGGCTGGTCCAGCCAGCCATGGGATAGCCCGGCCGCGCGTTCGATCTTGCGCGCAACGTCATCCCCCATCTTCTTGCCGCTCAATAGCTGGTTCAGATAGGAAGGCGCCATGTCCAGGTGGATAGCGATCGCTTTTTGCGTCCCCAACTGGGGTTTGAGCGTGGCGACCAGGGCCTGGAGGTTGAGGTGTCTGGCGGTGATGGCATCCATACGGCAAGCGTAGCTAGTAGCTAAACGCCGAAGTTGCGCTGCGTGCTTGACATTAACGTTTAGCTCGGGGCTAAATATTGGCCCTATGGACCTACTCACCTTCATTTCGGACCCCGAACGTAAGCGGCGCCTCGCTGCCTTGACCGGCAGTTCTGAGGGATACCTGTGGCAGTGCGCGACCGGTTGGAGGAACAAGAAGCCCAGCCCAATCCTGGCGCGAAAGATTCAGCTGGCGTCAGTAGAGATCGGTGGCGAGCTTGGCTGCGAGCCTTTGGCTCTTGCTGCGATCCGCCCTGACATCTGGCCGGCTGAGACGGCATGAATCGGTCTACATACAAGAGCCTTGCGCGCCAGGGCGAACAGGACCGCGACCACGCCGCCGATGCCGGATGCGGCGTCGTAGGTGCGGATCGCGGTGAAGCGCATGCGCTGCGGGAAGCTGATGATCTCTGCCATGGCGCCAATGTTGCCCCGGCCGCAATCAGCCTTCCCACGATGATCGTTGGCCCGTTTCAGGGGGACGCGTGACCTGCCTCCGCTCTGATCTTTACTGGCGGGATGCCCTGCACAACGCAGTGGCCCGCGCCCCAGGTGGTCTGCAGGATGCGGCCGCACACATCAGCAAGCGTAGGGGCAAGTCGATCTCGGCAGAGACGCTGCGCAAAAAACTGCGAGGCATCGATGGTGAGTCTATCTCCATGGAGATGGCCGAGATCCTGACGGACTACCTGCAGCAGTTCGTGGTCACGCAGGAGATTGCCACCGACTGGGTGTGCTCCCTCGCAGGTCAGTACGACCTGATGGTGGATTACGTACCGCCGCCACCCGAGGGTGGTTGGCCGAACGAGCTGGCCGCGATCCAGGCAAAGCTGCTGGAGCTGCACAAGCTGACCGGCGCGCTGGCTGGCGCCGGTATCGACGCTATGGCCGACCAGCGCTTGACCGTCCCCGAGGCGGATCGAATCCAGGACCTATCGCGCGACGTGCGAAGGCTCTGCTACCGACTGGAGCGCAATGCCTGCCGTGCTGCTGGTAAGCAGGGGATGGAGGACTGACGTGGCAACCCACCACGCCCATCGATCCCGATATCGACGGCGTGGCATAGCCAGCGCATCTGCGCGGCAAGCAATGGAACTGGCCGCCTTGGCGCTGACTGACGCGGTGCCCGGGTTGGTAGGTGAAGAAGCATTGGCGGAGCGCGAGCGCATCCGCCAGCGACAAGAGCAGCAAGACAACCGGCAGCACTGCCTGCCTTTGGGGAATCCAGATGTATCAAGCAAGCACTGATTCGGCCCCATCCCCCCGGGTGGCTTGTGAAAGGCCGCGTGCTGCCCGCGCTACTGAATCCGCCCTGGCATTGCGAGCCATTCGCGATACCAGCGATGGGTCCTCCCTGGACCTGACGGACGCGGGTATTCGGACGCGCATTTCCTGGGTAGATAGCGGCTCGGGAAACTACTGAATGTCTGAGAACTATGGGGATGTGCTGCAGCAGCTGCAGTCTGCCGGCCTGCTGGTCACCGAACTGGACACCACCGGGCGCATGGTCCGCTGCCGCGTCGATGGTTCACGCGAGCGCCGTGGCTGGTACGCGCTCCACGAACTGAACACTTCGGCCGGCGAAGTACTGGTCGTCGGCACCTACGGCGTCTGGCACGGCAACGAAAACGGCGCGACCAAGGTTGATCTGCGTAAGCGCGACAAGACCTTCTCCGATGAACAGCGCGAAGCGCTGCGTAACCGGCTAGCCGAGGATCGTCGCAGGGCGGAGTCCGCCCGGCAGTCCCAAGCCAAGCGCGCGGCCGAGCGGGCATCGTCGGCCTGGGCCAAGGCCAATGCAGTCGGCGAGGCCGACTACCTGGTCAGCAAGGGCGTGCAGGGCTTCGGCCTGCGCTATGGCACCACGGGTGCCGCACTTGTCCCGCTGCTGGACGTCAACGGCCAAGTGCATGGCCTACAGGTACTGCGCAGCGCGAAGCTGGCGGCCGCAGGGCGCAAGCCGGCCAAGGAATACTGGCCGGCCGGAATGGTCAAGAAGGGCCACTTCCACCTGATCGGCGGAAGCCCGCAGTGGATCCTGCTGGTGGCCGAGGGATATGCCACTGCGGCCACGCTGCACATGGCGACGGGCTATCCGGTAGCCGTCGCGTTCGATGCTGGCAACATGCTGGCCGTCGCCTCGGCTCTGGCGAAGCGCTATCGCGGCATCAAGATGCTGCTGTGCGCTGACGATGACGTGTTGCAGAAATGCCGGCACTGCAAGAGCCGCCTGGTGCTGGCCGACCATCCGCAGTTCTGCCCATCGTGCGCGCAGCCGCATGGCGCGTCGAATGCCGGCCTGCTCGGTGCCGAGGCCGCAGCGCTGGACGTGGGCGGAGCGGTGCTGC